GTCGACCATGTCCATAGCCATACCATGGATAACCCAAGGTCGGTTGTATCAAGAATCTTTAAACATTCGTTTAGTTTATCTTTATCATCAGGCTTCATTACGTGCTCCAATCGCAAACGATAAATCATATGTTAGTTTATACAGTTCAACTAGAGTATCTAGTCGTCCCTCTGCCTTTGTACGTTCCATTGAATCCATTGCTTCTTCGGTCTCATTTTCAATTGATTGAGCCCAAGCCAATTTCTCTTCGGCAATCAGCATTAGATTTTTTAGTTCGCCGTGCATTATATCTAATCCATTAACACCTGCGTCAACTAAACGCTGGAGGTGCGAAGGAAGTTCATCATCCTTATATAGAGTTTTCATCCATAGACCCTTTCGTTAGAATTATTCATTATATCAGTTGCCACTGACAACAAATGTTCTGTAGCCATAATTTGTCCTTGAATATTAATCTTAGATTGAACATTATAATCACCCTCTAAGTCCTGGTTAAGACTAATTAGATATATCTTCATATACTCTAAGAAATAAGATGACTTACTCATATTGATACTCCTTTGTTTCTCTATTGTAATATCTAACCATAGAGCATTTGCAGGTAAAAATTCCTGGGGTATCTGAACACTCCCAGTAATGGTCACATTTGGCCCCTATATTAGTCAAAGTATCCCTCCGCCCATAGGCCTTGCATAAAACTAACAGCGTCTTCTAGGTCTTTCCTCAAAGGCTCCTTGTCCATTAGATCGGACGGGGTCCTAAGATAAAAAAGCTTTGCGTCATGTACAGCATTAGTCATTCTATTTAAATCATCTAATGTATAACCTAGCATAAGTAGTAATCATCTCCTTCGGTATATCCATAGAAATCATTATATTGTTTCTTTAAATCAGGGGAAGCATATGACATGAATTCATATTCAGCATAATCTTCACCTTCATCTAAACATGCATTAGACCAATTTTCAAATAGGTCTTCGCTAATTTCTTGTATCATTGCACCTGTAATGTGCTCTGCTACCGTATCTATAAATTGTCCAGCCATTATACCTCCGCCTTTTCTGTAGTGTCCAATAGTACCATGTGGGTCTGACATTCTGCCATAGCCTCTTCATCTTTCCAAGAGCCATGATTACAAGATGAGCAGAACTCCCCACATTCATCTTCGCAATAACTTAATGTGTCGTAAGAATCACAGGCGTAGCAACGGTTCTCATATTCTAATAGTTCTTTTACTTCACCACGGACAATCTCATATTCCCCACCCCAACCTGTTTCTTCCTCAAATTCTAATGTAAGTAAAGAGTTAGGAACAAGTAATGATAGTTTAGTTAAGATAGTTACAGCAGGAGACCATGCAGTATTATATTTATATACTAGCCAGTTATCATCACCTTTTGATTCATATTCAAGCAACTCAGTATCAGGATACTTATCACCGTCTGATACGGCTACATCCCATTTGGTTCCCCAATTAGATGTATTCCATGAATACCAATCTTTCTGAGTTTTAGCAAAAGCAACAGACTTAGCAAACCAATCAGGGTCATTTGTATCAACACCTGAACGGTCAGGTTGCTGAACATATTCTTCCATTGTGATACCGTCTTCTAATGGAGAGTGGATATTCCAAAAAGAAAAAACAGGAGCGGAATAAACAGATTCAGTTACTTCCATAGCACCAGTCTTCATATTCCAACTATCATGTAATACCTTATATGGCTGATTCAACTTATCTTTAATTGAATCTATCTCATTCTTTGGACCTTGTATGGTCAATGTGTTATATACCCAATTTGGCATATTATATCCTTTCGTTGATATGGATTAATTGTAACATCACCCACTGACATTGTATATAGGATATAGGTGTGTTTCACACCACATTTTCCAAGCTATGTGGTTAACATCACAAAATTCCAGGGCTTTTAATATTGTTTCCGTAAACAAAATATGATACCCTAACTCTTGCGGGCCGATCACGATTTGTCAAGTAGCTTCTACGGGCTGCTAGAGGTTCACCAACGAAAGTAAAAGAACTCTGCTTTATTTAACCCCTGGCCTCAAGAGACTATAGGGGCACCCTAATAGATTAATTATACCGTGGCCCTTGCATATTTATTAACAAATGAATCTAATGTCATTGTAAACATTGGTTCATCCTGCATTCCACGGACCTTACACTCTGTCGATTCGGACCATGGAGCCTCTTCGTGTAAAGAGAATGTTCCAGTAGACCAATCAATCAGAGGAATTTTGTGCTCATTGTCTAGGATACTATTAACGGTTAATCCCCAGCCTGTTGTCTCATGCCATTGGTCCCCAACTAAATGTGAGACCACAATACGTGTGGCATATGATTCATCTTTCCAGCGAGATCTTGCTGCTTCTACAGCGCTTGCTAGATTACCAAGCATGTCATGGCCTGCCCAGTGTCCATACAGCATAATTGTTTCTCCGCTGGATTGTCTAAATCCGAAGTTTGCTCTGTCGCCCATTTTATTCCGCCTTTACTAGTTGTTGTTTTTGCTCGTAGTTGAGTAATTGTACCATTTCTTGGGCCCAGTCCACAAGTGACTCTCCCTGTGAATTTTTGTGGTGTCCGCAAAAATAAAGAGATAGTTCATCTTTCTTTGCTTCCCACATTGCTTGAGCTGCACATTGATCACACTTAAGCCATTCAGCCATCACAGTTTGCCACCTTCCATCATTTCTGAAAGACGGTCAAGAATCCAAGAGTCTATGTCTGTGATATCAATCTCTGATAACTTTTCAATAATTTCTTCACGAGCAAATTTATACCCGTCATTAAAACCATCTTTGTAATCTGACATATTATCTCCCTGTGTATCCTGTTGGCTCGTATTCTGATGTATAACTTTCAATTAAGTTATGTTTATCTCGAATGCGACTTACCTTCTCAATACTACCAGTTCCGACATTGAAAGTCAACGCAGACAATACTTGTGGGTCTAATCCCAATATTTGTGCATCCCAATAAGCCATCTCGAAAGATAACTTATCAGGAGCAGTCAACTCAAAATACATTAGCACTCCCTAACATATGAAACTTCAGTGTCACCAATTTCAATGTTGCCACTTTGTGAATCAACATAAAGATTTTCCATAATTTCTGTTTCAAGGTCATAGTCTTCTGTGAGACTTAGGTCAATTGTTCCACTGACCTCAATAGTTGCAGTCCACTCAATTGATTTAGTTAATTCAATATCAAGCGCTTCTGCAATTAATGCAAGAGTTTCTTGGTCACCCGAATCAGTATATGCTTCAAGTATAATATCTTTTACTGTATCAATCTTAGATTGAAGAGTATTTACAGTTTTCTGTGATTGACGTCCATTGTGTAGGTCCCATTCAATTGATGTAACCTTATCAGTTGCATATTCTGCATCTGAATATCCACGGATAACTTTATAGGTTACCAATAGATTAGGGTTATATGATTCAGGAACTGCAGGTGTTACTGTAGCGCCGTAGTTTGTATCTTCCATTTTATCCTCTTTCGTTTGGTTGGGTTGTATTGTAGCATCTTGCACTGACAATAAGGTGGACCGTATAAAACAGTGTGAAATATTTGTAGCTTCTCCTTTTCGTGTTACCTCAATCAAGGCATCACAATTGGTGCAAAGGTACGTATCCTTAAACCATTTGTCAGTCATGTGAGTATTATAGCGAACCCAACTGACATTTACAATAGATTCCAGGGGATTTTTTATGTGACCCTTAACACACTTTTCCGTCCCTTAACACTGCGGGCATCTCATATTTTGAGATTGCGATTCGTATGGGATTTGAACCCACGATCTCTACCGTGACAGGGTAGCGCTTTAACCGCTAAGCTAACGAACCAAATAAAAACGGGGGAGATTTTATTCTCCCCCGCTAGTTAGCATTTATTTAAAATGCTTTTACTAACTTGAGAATTTTATTTTTCTCAGCAGTAAGAATTGGGTCAAAGCCTGAAGCACCAGCCATTAGTGTTTCAGAATTGCCACGACCTGAACGGAAATAATCAAGACGCTCAGTTAGTGCATTAAACGCACCCCACTTTGTTCCCTTGATTGTAGCGTTAGTTGGTGAGTTATGATAAAGGTCATCAAGCAGAACAACCTTATTCTCCCATTTAGTTAGCGCAACTTTTGCTGCATCTTTGTCTGGCTTAGGATAAATTGTTTGAATCAATTTAGAAAATTCAGCATCAGTAATTGCCTGAGCAAATAAAGCCTTAGCCTCAATTTCAAATTCATCAAAGTAACCTAGAGCAAGCCCAAGAGTTTCACGAGCAACCTGAATGCGACCTTCAACAGATTGTGTGTGACGAATCTTGAATGATTGCTTAGCATTCTTCATCGCAAGATTAAGAGTGTTTTGGCATACAACACGAACAGGAGTAACGGCTGCTTGAACGGCAACAGAACCATCGTGTGAAGTCCATACAATTAAGTATAGTTTTGTTTGGTCATTAGCGCCTTGTGGGTCTAATACCATTGTGCGTGGAATATCTACAGTTCCAAATACTACTTTACCCTTTTTTAGTGAGCCAGCAGATTCCCAACGGCAATCGGCGTTAGCATCGTGAATTGCATCTGCAAATTGAAATAACTCTTCATTTTGCACAGGCTTGTAACGCTTGCCAACAGTTGCGAGAACATCAGTTCCACCATTGAATGGATTTGTGCGTAACACTAAAGAAGCATCAGATACATCTTTAAATGATTCTGGGATATATTCAGTAATTGGAGATAAGCGAACATTCCAATTTGCTAACTTTGCCTCTTCAAGCATTGTAGCGGTTGTAACTTCTTCATCTTTTGTGAAGATGCGGTTTGCAAGGTTGTGCCAAGCAGGAGCGCCACGAAGAGCGAAAGCAACTTCGCCATTTTCGATTTCGAGATTATGAGCCATTTTTTACCTTTCGTTTGTTGTTAGATTTATTATAACAGGTGGCACTGACATTGTCTAGGATTAGTTATAATATGTCCGAATTGTGCGGTGTGAGTAATCTCACAGAATTCCAGGGATATCCACAGCCTCACTTAAAACTGTGGATAACCCCGCAGCTCTGCGGGCAAATTAAGGGAAATAGGGCGGGGAAATAGATAAGCCCGCCCTAAGATTATTTACAGAGAGACTTTACGTAATTAACTGTTTCCATAGGAAAGAATGCTGCAGAAGTTTTCTTTTTGTTTTGTTGATCAAATACAAAAGCTTTAACATTTCCATCAAATCGTTTTAGATTTGAGAACACGAGTTCTTTTAGACTTTCGTTATCGTATCCTTCGTCTGAATAAATCGTTAAATCATTTGCCTTTACTTCATCATACATTTCTATCTTAAATCTGTTTAGCATTTGTATTACCTTTGTTAGTAGGGATAAAAATTATACCATAAGGGGTGGGTGTTGTCTATCGCCCACGCACCCACCCTTATGATTATCTAATTAGAGATAACGAGCAATAGCGTTGTAAGTGCTTGTGCTTACTGTGTCCTCATCGGTCATTTTGAGAATACGGATAGCATTTTCCATTTCCTCTTTCATTTCACGATAAGTATGAGCATGTAGTTGCTCAAAATCTCTTTGAGGCTCAGCAGGGAACTCACCATCTTTTACTGTTAGGTCAAAATCTACATTGAGATTTTTTGTCCACTCACGATAATTGGTGCGTAGGTTTTCTGCCTTTGAGATGTTGGCGATAGCATAAGAGAAAAGTTCCTTTTTCCATTTCTCAATAGATTTTTGGAACTTTGCTTCGTTTTCATCTTGCTTTTTATAGTCAGCCTCTAATTTGGCTAATCTTGTTTCTAAGGCTTTGATAACCTTAGTAGTAGCGATTTTTACCTGTATTGCTTTGCCTCTTGCCATTTGTGTTTCCTTTCGTTGGTTGGTTGTTGTTATGAGTATTATAGCAGGAGGGTCTGACGACCCTCCTGCCCTAAATTACTAGCCCAGTAGCGTTTTAGCGGATACTGAAGTCCAACGAGTTTCTTTCGTTGGCATTTCTAGTAGCACACGCACCGAGCCAGATGCCTGTGGGTGTATCTCTTTGATAACACCTGTTCTTTTTGACTTTAGGGTGGTGAATAAATCGCCAACCTGATAGAGTTTTCCTTCTATTGTCATTTTGCCTCTTTTCTTTGTTAGGTTGTATTGTAGCATTGGGGTCTGACATTAGTCTAGCCTTATCTCAGTATTTGAGAATATTAGTGTGTGATGCTAATCACTTTCAGGTAGCCAAAACTCTAAGTGGTGTTGGTCTATGATAGCGTGAGCGGGGGCTGTATCTAATCCTTTATAAGATACGCCTTCAGGCATCTTTATCTGTCGATCAAAATCCTCATCATAGTATGCGTCAATAGCATCTATGCAAGGTTGCACCATAGATATTGGAACGGGCGGGTAATGATTACCTTGTAAGTGATAGGCTAATTGTGTTTCTAAATCTAACACACTATCTTGTATTCCTAATGCAGTTATGCTTCCCATTTATTTATCCTCTTCTAGTATAGTTTCTGATAGGTTGTCCATTTCGTCTATTGTAGCGCATAGCACCGACATTTCCTCTTTGCTTAGGCAGACCTTAGTTACTAGGTCGGCTACTTTGCTAGATAGGGCTGTGGAATACATAAATAAATACTTAGCAAAAGTTTCATCTGATAGTTCATTTCTGCGTTCATGGAGTTCGCCTGCTAATCCCATAATTTCATCGTCAAAAATACTATCTTTGGTTGCGTCAAGTATCCCGATAGCAGTTGCTAACATTATTTCACAACCTTTAGTGTTGCATAAGAGTTGCCTGCGTTTAGATTATCTATAAGTGGCATAATATCGGGAACGAGTAAAGTGTGTAGCATGCCTTCCAATAATTGTGCCTGCATATCTTTATCTAATTCTAGTAATCGTTGTGCGGTTGGGTTGGTCTCATCTAACTCTGTAATAAATCTAAGAGAGTGTTCTACTGTTTTCATTTTAGCCTTTCGTTGTTGGATAAGAGTATTTTACCATTAGCCACCGACATCACCTAATCCATTATGGGCGTGTCTCAGCTTTTGTGATAATACTCACAATTCCAGGGGTTGTGGATAACCCTCATAACCCTGTGGATAACCCCGCAGATATGTGCGGGAGCTTGCTAATTTGTCAAGCCGACACGCCGTTACAGCTTGGTTATTACATATGCGGCTAATAAAATTGGCAGAATAGATATAAGAATCATCATTGATCCGCCAATAACACCAATCACCTCATACATTATTTTTTACTCGCAGAAAATCTTATATCTGCTTTACCATAAACACACAGGCCACATGATACACACGCACTGCCTGCGCTTGAGATAAGCGGAATACTTTTCATATTTTCAGGGCACTTAGCGCCAGGCTTACCCGTTAATTCTTTCATTGTATCTTCGGTAGCAGAAAATGTTTTTCCTAGATAGGCAAGCCGAATTTTAGAATTAGTTTTCAAATCGAATGCAATTTCTTTATTCTCATCATCCGTTGAATAGTACAGTGATAGATTAGATATATCTTTTAGAATAAGCGCTGCGTCCTTGACACGTGTATACACCCAAAATTGAATATCTGAATGCTTTTCAATAACAGTCTTCCACGCATATGTATAGGTATCGTTAAAAAAATCTCCGTCCCAGTGGATACGGAATAACTTAGGCGCATTTTTTTTATCACAATCAGCAATAAAATCTATGATCATATCATCCAATAGGGCCACCATTGTGTCATTGTCCGCATTGCGTAACAATTCCCAATTGTGTAATAAGTTAGCCTTTACTGCTTTGTATAGTTTTTCAAGTTTCCCAGCGTAGCAAACAGTCTCACAGATAGACGTAGCACCAGGACATGAAAAATCTTTTCCTGCGGGTAATCCGAACGTGTTCGCAATTGCGGCTTGCTTTCCATTTTTTGTGACAAGGTTAGCCACCTTTCTATCATTAGATCTTTTTAATTTTACCATAGGGGCAATTATATCGGTTAGGTCTGACATTATAAATCCCCCATTTCTGCATCGGCCATGCGTGACATCATGCGCCACATATCTTGCTTAATAGCTTCATCGGATCCATAAAGAGATCCATCGCAATCATTCATTTCGTGCCCGCAGCATGGGAAGTCTTCGCATATATTCATAAGTTGACCTTTCGTTGGTTGAATTGATAGTATATCAGGTCTGACTGACATTTATTACAAAACACCCCAGTTTTCAGGGTGTTTTTAATCACACTCTTAACGACACGCCCGACCCCGCACCTATGCGGGCGACACGCCCGACTGCGTTGCAAGCTGCGACACGCCCGATATTATATTAGATCAGATTTTTTATGTTTTATTTTGCGTGTGTATTTTTTTTTATTGCGAACAGGTTGCGCCGCATTACTACGGCGCAATTCCTGAATTCGTTTTACTTTATTTTGAAGAGAAGTTAGGAACACGATACCCACTCGCTTTGTGAAATCTTGTTACATCAAATCGCTCATTATCTTTCGCAAACATTTCTGCGAAATCATTTACGACTTTAGAAAAAACAGCAGGGTGAATTTTATTACTAGCATAATTTAGAATTTCAGCAGTAGCAATATAATCTTTACGGGTCATCATTTCTGCGACACCAATCCAATCCGATTAAAGTTTTTAGTATACATTTTGCCCGTTGGCAAAGATAAATTATATGTTGCGAATTCGTTAGCAAATCCGACATCATAACATTTTGCGAAAGCCTCAAACGCTTGTAAAGCGTCAGCGAATTTGTGTGTGTATTCTAATTGTCCGTCATAGTAAGTATCTAGTCTATACATTAGAAACCCCATGTTTCTTTAACGCAATCGCAACTTTCAACATCATAATTCTTTTCATCACCAAAGAATACGAAGCCAGCACCGCCACACTCATCACAAGCGACCCCGATTATTTCTGCTAGATTTCCCATTTATAGTTTTCCTTTCGTAGTTTGTTATTGGTTAAATTATAGCCTAAGCCACCGACAATTTCGGGAAAGACACGCCCTAGAGCGCACCTTCCTGAAATAATCCGATTTCTAAATCTAACATTTCTGCGGGTGTTGCTTCGGATAAATCTACCCAGCCAGCACCCTCATCATTTATTCTAAAGATTTCTACATATCCCATTTATTCACCTACCTTAACCGCAATTATGCGATAGTGGTCTTTATAAGAATGCGGTGTGCGAATTAAAACACGATACGCTTCTTTATCATTACCAAACCAATGGTCGGTTTTTTCACCGCTAATAATTTCTCCATTAAGAGAATTAGAGCGATATTGCTTACCTTGTAAAAGGTTTTCTATTGTGTATAAGTTAGCCATTGTTAGCCACTTCCTTTCGTTATACCGCAATTATAGCGGAAGCCACCGACAATTCTCTACTTACTAGCCAGTAATTCCACATTTTGAGACGCTCAAGTCATGTGTTCTTAATCACATTAGGGCTGTGGACGACACGCCCGACACGCCACGACACGCCCGAAAGTTATCCACAAAATCCAGGGTGATTTATATCACCCCCTTAACGACACGCCCGACCCCGTAGCTATGTGGGGGATCGGCTCGATTTTGTCAAGCCGACACGCCGTCTATTCTTTGTGAGTTTGCTCACATACGCATTTAGTATATGCGCCCGCATTTAACCTGCCACAATTAGGGCAGGTATAAAATCCGCTAGGGTTAGCCATTTATTTATCTCTCCTAAGTAATGCGATAGAATAAATAAAACCAATAGAGCCAACTAGTAGCCATGTCGGGATATCTATACCGACACCATTAGGCCATAGCCCGTTAATGTATAGAGAAAAGTATTCGCTATCTAATAACAATTCTAAGTTCATTATTCGTATGCCTCCCAATCTAATGTTAATTCTTTCTCGATTATTTCATCAAGGCTAACGATATCGCTATCGCTAATCGCCTCAGCGTTAATCTTATCTAACGCCTCTTCTTCATCTAGATAGACATAAGCGTCTGCTATATCCGCTTGGATAGTATCCCATTTAGTCATCATTAGTTATTCACCTGCTCTATCTTGTGTATTAGGTATTCGAATTTTAACGGAGGGTTTGCCTCGTTTAATTCATTAACTAGAGCGATAATTTCTTTAATGCTCTTAGCGGTTAGTGTGCCCTTCTGTAAAGAGCCTTGCCAAATTGAGTAGGTTAGTTTCATTAGTTATTACCTCCATTAACAATAGCACCGACAATAGCAATTATAGTTATCGTGCCTAACACGATAGGCAAAACAATGTGAGGATAATCCTCTACCCAATCAAAAAATAACATTAGTTAGCCTCGCTCTCGTCTATGTCGAACATTTCAGCAAACACTTTGTTTGCTTGTTGTAAGGCCTCTAGTGCCTCGTTTAGTTTATCCATTTTCTGTCCTTCTTTCGTTAGTTTGTTTATTAAGGTAAGACTATCATTAGCAACCGACATTATCAAGCGACACGCTGTCGCCTATTCTGTGACCTTAGTCACAGTAGGGAGAGAGATTAAGTAGCGTAGCAATACCTTACGCTCATAGGTAGTTAATTCGGGGTGATTAGAAACCACGCCACCATTTTGGTATTCCCAAACAATTTTATTAAAAGTTTTTTCGGATAACATTACATCACCCAACTTTCCTGAGTGTAAGATAACCACTCACCAAGGGTCATTAAGCCCTTGTATTCTTTACATTTACCGCAAAACATTTCGCTTGCGTAGTCTGAGCAGAAAGCGCAGACAATTAGATTAGCCTCATCGGCTCGGACATTAGAGAGAGTAATCTCTCGGATTAGTGTAGTCATTTTAACTACCTTTCTTAGTAAGACTTTCTTACTTTCTTTATACTATAATCCTAGCAGGGGGGTCTGACATTTAGGGGGGTTACTCGCTAGTATTCACAAACTATTTTTGTGAGTTACACCACACTCACGCTCAAGGTCATTTATATATGTGCGGACTATATAGACAAAACGGACATCTGAAATACGTGTATCATACAAATTAAAAATTTATTAACATTTTGATAAATCTTAAATAGTAGTCAACTAAAATCTATACTGGTATAATTAATAAATGAAAATAAGCTCTGAAGAAGCACGTGCAATCCTTGACACAAATAACTACGTGGTCTTTAGAAATTATGCTACTCCACCAGCAAGATCTTTATTTGATAAAGCATATAAACAAAAAGAGAATGTAACAAATAGTGATGATGGAAAGCCTTTGGGCTCAATGAAAGTAGTACCTGAATATTTTTTTGAAGACGCAAACGTAGATAATTTTTATAATGAATGTTCAAGTCTTTACGGCGTAAAAACTACACTTTTACTCATAGAAGGAGTGGGTGGGGGAAGTCCAACAACTAAACATTCAGATGAAAATGACGTAATACATTGGCAATGCATGGGTAAATCAGAATGGACTTTTTATGATAATCCAACAGATTCAATACAGTTTGAAACAAAAATTATATTAAACGCTGGAGATGTTGTATGGTTTAAAAAAGGCAAAAATCATTCTGTTCAAAATTTAGAAGACAAATTTTCTATTATTTTTAATGAAAAAAACATACTTAAAGATTTTCTTGTAAAACAATATGCTGCGGCAGGAAGAGAGTTTATATAATATGAAAAATGTATACATGATTAGCGATTGTCATCTATCTAGGGCAATAGAGCACTACTATCCAGAAAAACACGAGGTTAAATTCATACCTTGGCCCAAAGCTGCTAAAAAAATGCATGGATTTAGTGTTGAGCAAATGCGGGAAGAAGATGAGATGTCTTCTGGAGTTGAAATTGCTAGAACCGTTAATCATATGCCACAACCATTCTCAATCATTAAGGATGATGGCATATTGGCCTTATGGATGGGATATGTTGATACTAGAACATTTTTACCTAAATATAAAAATGCGGACAATACGGTAAAAATGTTCATTCAGAACATAAAGGACAATTTCCCTAATTCTAAAGTAGTTGTAATAGAGCCATTGCCTCAGTTTACTGAGATGCTTTTAAAACATGAAGGAATTAGTCCTTACTACACAATTATAGAAAGAATAGATCAGAATAGAGAGTTCTTGGCTGCATTGCACAAGTATTCAAGTGAAGCTGGATTCGATATAATTATTACTCAACAAGATATATTAGATTCATTAGGAGTTCCTGAGCTAACTCCATCTATGACACATACAGATGCTCCTCATCCAGTAGATGGATTAAAACCTGAGTATATGGAAAAGATCTGGAAATTGTTTTCAGATAAGCTTAGTATTATTGCAGTTGACTAGAATATTATGTATAGTATAATTGATTTATGATTAATAAATACTGTAAAAAATGGATGATACCTACACTGCTATTCTTTTCTGCAAGCATATTCTTAGCTGATCAAATTAGAAAAATGGGCGGGATAAAAGATATCTTTGATATAGAGGACGAAGATGACCTATAAGAAGTGGAAAGTATATCTATTCCTATTTAGAGCATCTATGTTTCTATTTAGTCTATTTCTCGTCTTACTTGCTTCTGGGAAACTCTAGAATATTCACGTAAAGGGTTATTTTGGCCCTCCCCGCCCTTGGGTAGGCAAATAGCCTAGTAAAGGCTTAGAGAGCCTCTAGAGGCTTTATATGGGGTATGTCAGGAAGTTGCTGCAGTTCAGATAATATGTTTCACATGAAACAATATATTACAGTTGACTAAAATGTGTTCTTCTCGCCGACGCACTTTTTTTCGCACTATATGGCGTTTAATGTTCTTTAAATTCACCCATATATGCATCAGATAGCTCTGGACCCTCTAGGCCAGAAGCCTGGTACTTCTTAATTTTTTCTTTTGTAAATTGAGGATTTTCTTTTAATGGTTTCATCCATATAGCAGTAAATTCTTCTAGTGTAAGAGTATCTTTATCTTTAATTTGCTCGTAATACTCTGGGGTCTTGTAGTTATAAAAAGATCCAGGATTATCTTCTGCCTTTAACACAAAGTTTGAGAAGGCATATCTTCTACCAGATGTGACTGGATTAACTCCGTGAGCGTGTGGAGAAAATGCCCCGTGAATTACTAGATCTCCTCTTTCTGGCTTTATTTTTAAATTATTTTCTGCGGGAACTCCTTCAGATCTGTTTCCGTCTTTGTCTATGTTTACGTAAAATATTTCTCCGCCTTCAAACTCTCCAAAATATGCAACTAAGCCAAAATCTAATTCACAACAAGTTTTCCAAACGTCTACTTGGGAAAGTCTGTGACATTCTCCTTTTCCAGGAGAATCAGAGTGTGTAAACATTCCCTCGTTCATTTCTGGAGTAATAATTAATACGTTGCCTTGAGGATGCATAACATACTCTGGATACAAAAGTTCGCTTGCCTTTTCCCAAAGTGGATGTATGGAAGCAAGTGGGGGGCTAATTTTATTAGAATACCAGCTGATTAAAGTATCTCTATATTTTTCTTTCATATCGTAATCTTTTAACTCGTTTTCCACGGTCTTGCACTCTTCGTCTGTATAAAATCCTTTAAATATAAACACTCCGCTTTGTGTGCCGTAATCATCTGGGAAAAATGAAGCTTTTATACAATCTTCTCTGTCGTAAAACATTATTTACCCATCATTCTTTTTAAAATTTTTTCAAATTTTGATTGATGATTTTTATTTTCGTGTTCAACCTTACAGTCATCCTTACATTTTTGCGGATGAGTGAATTGTGGACTTCTCATAAAGTTAGCGAAATGATGTGCCATAGTAATATATATTATATCATGCAAACCCCCTACAGAGGCGGATCCGTAGGGGGTTTGTGCATTTTCATGCAATCAGGGAAATCTTACAATCTCAACCTGAATATTAATTATAATATATTATCAGAATTAAGTCAACGCTTAATTACAAAAGCTTGCTGTGTACTGAATTCAATTATATTTTCTCTTCCAAAAAAATCCACCATTGCTTTTTTTGCGCCAACCGTGTTGATTGAGCCAAAATCGTCACAAATTAAAACCCCGTCAGGCAGCAATCTATCCCAAAAATACTCTATAGATTGTTTTGTGGGGGCGTACAGGTCAACGTCAATGTGTACCAAAGAATATTGTAGTTCTGGGAGTAAACTAAAAACATCTGGAACCCAACCCTTAAGCAAATTAACATTATTAAATTTATTTAAATAATTTTTTGCATGTGAGATATCACAGGATAGGGAACCCTTAACAAAATAATTAGTATCTATTCCTGGGGTTGGCTCCGAAACACCTTCAAATGAATCTATTCCTAGAAATATTTTTTTGCAATAATCTGCCATGAAATACATAGACATTCCAGCATAAACACCTATTTCAACAAAATTAGAATCTAGCCTCTGTTGTCTTTTTGCAAATTGCTGTAAAACATAAAGTCTTTCATTAATCGGGTCTTCTATAGAATTGTCAAAATTTCCTATAGCCATAAATTCTTTAAAACATTTTTTAAAGTCTTCGTCATTAGCCCAGACATTAGTTCTTGATATCATCTATGTCTTCTGCTGGTGAAAATGATGGAACTGGGCCGAGTAAATATCCTGCTTCATGATAAGATACCATTTTTTGCGTATCTTCAGATCCCACTATTTTATTTGAAATAAGGCTTAGTAAATCATAAATTCTGTGTAGCATTATGTAGTTAACCATAGGCAGGTTATCTTCTAAATTATTTGTTTCCGTCTTCTGGTCTTCCTGCATCTAACCACCAAATTTCTCTACCCATAGCATCCGTTTCGGAAACTGTGTCGTACTCAAAATTAAATTCTTTTTTGTTCATCTACTAATTCTACTATATTTTCATACTTAGATATACCCATAGTATTTTTATAATCGCATTCAAGGCAATATAGATATATAAGAGACTCCCCGTCTCCATTACATAAAAGAGAGCCCTGATCCTGTGGGCATAAAAGCTTAGGAACAAGGCCCTCTTCCGAAAGTTTAATGTAAGTAGACACGTACTGTATCCTCATTACACTTCCTTTCTAACTGTTTGGGAACTTTAAATAAAATTCCTGTGCTCTTGGGGTTAAACCCTTCCAAGCTGACCAATTGTTTCCGCCATCAGTCATATAATACGCTATCTCTGCATTTCTAGTTGGGTCAAACAATGACTCATTTGACTTTAAGCTAAATTTTTCTTTACGATCTACGCCGAGTTGACCCAACATATTGATCTGAAAAATTCCGTAAGAACTGTCTCCAGTATTCCTGTTACCATTATACGCTAGTGGTCGTCCATTAGACTCACTCTTAGCAATGGCCCAAGCCGTTTTAAGGGCTTTTCCTTCAAAGCCTACTGCAACCAGTAGTTCTTTCAATTCAATGTCTGAAAGCATTTGTGAAGGCTTATAAACAGTATTGCTGTACTTCTCTAAGGTTTCTTTCTTAAGTTGTACTTCTGTCTTTGGTTGTACTATTAAAGCTTGTGCATTTGTTGCATGAACTGTGTTGGAAAACAAAAACATTACTGTTAATGTAATCGCAGCATATTGATGAACAATATCGCTTAAGCTTTTCTTTATATTCTCCATTGGCATTTCCTCCTTTAGAGATAGCGAAGTATAATCATACCATTCTAAGCAAGAATATGTCAAATAATTTTTTTCTTGACAAAGAATATCTATTTAGTATAATTCCATAGGGGGGTCGGGGGGTCAGCAAATCAAACAAATCAATATATATTATATATATAGTATTATATATTACAGTTAACTAAAAAACAACAATAAAAATATTTTTTCTTTTCTTTTAGAAAAAAGTTTGATACACTTATACCTCACTCAAAATAATTAATCCGTAAATCGGAAGAAAAAAGGCGAAACATGAAAAATACTATTGATAATCCTTATGAAAATTTTATTGCACTATCTAGATATGCTAAATGGGTAGAGTCAGAATCACGCAGAGAAACATGGGGAGAAACAGTAGATAGATATTTTTCTTTTATGACAAATCATTTAAAACAAAATTGTAATTATATTCCAAATGAAAAGCTAGTTGCGGAATTAAAAGAGTTTGTGTTTGAAAGAAATGTAATGCCATCAATGAGAGCAGTAATGACATCTGGCGCCGCACTAGAAAGAGATAATGTAGCAGGATATAACTGCGCTTTTTTGCCAGTAGATTCTCCAAGATCTTTTGACGAAACAATGTATGTTTTGATGTGTGGTACTGGGGTTGGATTCTCCGTTGAGTATAAGTATATTAATAAGCTTCCTGCCGTTCCAGAATCTTTGGAAAAATCTACTACTGTAATAACTGTAGAAGATTCAAAACAAGGATGGGCAAGGGCATATCGTGAATTACTTGCATTACTTTGGTCTGGACAAATTCCAGCCATAGATGTTTCTAAAGTTAGACCAGCAGGAGCAAGACTCAAGACAATGGGTGGAAGATCATCTGGACCTCAACCCTTGGTAAATCTTTTTGATTTCACTATTGCAAAATTTAAGAATGCAACTGGTAGAAACCTTAAGCCAATTGAGTGCCACGACATTATGTGTAAAATTGGAGAAGTTGTAGTTGTGGGTGGCGTTAGACGCTCTGCAATGATTTCTCTTTCTAATATTAATGATATAGAAATGGCACAAGCCAAATCTGGTAATTGGTGGGAGCAGAGTCCACAACGTGCTTTGTCTAATAACTCAGTTGCATATTCTCGTAAACCAGAAATGGAACAGTTTATTGCAGAATGGAAATCTCTATACGATTCTAAATCTGGAGAACGTGGTATATATAATGTAGCTGCAGCACAAGCACAGGCTGCAAAGTTTGGTCGAAGAGATCCAGACATTCATTATGGAACTAACCCATGTTCTGAAATTATTTTGCGCCCATATCAATTCTGTAATCTTTCAGAAGTCGTATTGCGTGAAAACGATACTAAAAAAGACATTCAGCGTAAGGTAGAGCTAGCAACTATTCTTGGGACATGGCAGTCTACATTAACAGACTTTAAGTACCTTCGTAAAATTTGGAAAGACAACACAGAAGAAGAAAGACTATTGGGTGTTTCTTTAACTGGACAATTTGGTCATAAGTTTATGTCTGGTAAAGAAGACTTAATTGCACTTGAAGCATTCTTGATGACATTGCGTGAAAAAGCAAGAGAAGTAAACAAAGAAGAGTCTGGAAAAATTGGAATTCCTGAATCTGCGGCAATTACATGTGTAAAACCTTCTGGAACAGTATCTCAATTAGTTGGAGTATCTTCAGGCATGCATCCTTGGCATTCACCATATTATGTTCGTACAGTTCGTGGTTCAAAAGGAGATCCAATCTCAACATTTTTAAAAGAAGTTGGTATTCCAGTAGAAGATGATTTTATGAAGCCGAATGAAACTTATGTATTTTCATTTCCAGTAAAAGCACCAGAGGGTGCAATCGTAAGAAATGATTTAACAGCAATTGATCACCTAAACATTTGGCTTGTATATCAACGTGCTTGGTGTGAACACAAGCCTTCTATTACAGTTTCTGTAAAAGAAGATGAGTGGATGGAAGTAGGAGCATGGGTATATAAAAACTTTGATGAAGTTTCTGGTATTTCATTTCTGCCTCACTCAGAGCATACATACAAGCAGGCCCCATATCAAGAAATTTCAAAAGAAGAATACGAAACCTTAGTAGCAAAAATGCCTATTAATATTCGCTGGGAAGATCTATCATTTTATGAGACAGAAGACGGAACTTCAACAAATGCAACCCTGGCTTGCAGCTCAGACGGAAATTGCGAACTTGTAGATATTTCATCTTAGTGGTAGACTTATAGGATTGGGATAACACCCAAAATTCATGGGCACCCCGCCCACGAGGAGATGATAAAAAATGGCTATCAAAAACTTTGATAAAGCTGATTTAAATAAAGATGGGAAAGTAACCATGCAAGAGCAGATACTAGCAGCAATTGGAACATACGGAAGAGCATTTCTGGCAGCAGCCACGGCTCTATATATGACTGGCAATACAAATCCAAAGGATTTAATTGCAGCTGGAGTAGCAGCAGTTGCCCCAGTAATTTTAAAGGCCTTAAGCCCAAGCAACAAAGAATTCGGATTTGTGGCTAAATAATTATTAGTCAATTGGGAATGCCCTTATGCTAAAATAGTGTAAGGGTATTTTCTTTTTTAGGGGTAAAAAATGGCAGCTCAAAAAAATTTTCAAGTAGACGAGAATGCAACGTTTACTTTTGAGTTGCAATATCTCGATGAAGACAATCAACCTATACAATTAAATCACCACACAGCAAAAATGCAAGTAAGAGATACTCAAGGTGGAAAAAAATTAGCCTTTAGCCTTTCAGAAATAGATGGAATAACAATAACACCTTCACTTGGAAAACTTTCAGTTTCTATTTCAGCAGATAGAACAAAAAAGCTTTTTTATCCAAAATCTGCTTATGATTTAGTTTTAGTTGACCCTAGTGTAAATGTAACAAGATTGCTAGAAGGATATTTAACATTAAATAGGGCGGTAACCCTATAATGGCAACCCGCCTAATTGTCACCGAAAATAATCCATTAGTAGTAGTAAGAGCTTCAGGTTCCCCTGGAAGAACAATTATTAGCGGAGAGGGAAATCCAGCAAATTCTCTAGGCGTCCCTGGAGATTTTTATTTTGATACCTTAACAACAAGATTTTGGGGGCCAAAATCCCCAACCTCAAATACTTGGAGCGTAGAGAAGAGCTTTGTTTTAGATAAACAGGTATCCTTTATGTATTCTTGGGAAATGAGTCAGATCACTGGTCCAGTAAATGGACTGTATTCAGTAGTAATAAACCACAATTTACTTTTTCATCCAAACGTATCTGTTAAATCAAGCTCAGGTGATATACTGGAAACAGGTATAGACTATAATAGTACTAGTAGACTAACATTGACAATGGCCCAGCCATTTTCAGGGACAGCATATCTGTCCTAAAAAGGAGATAGAAAAATGGCAAGAAAATTTTTAGTTAGTATTGACCTCAACAAAAATGAGTTGCTCAATGCTAGAATTCAAAACTTAGGCGCAGCACCAAGTAGCCCAGTATCAGGTCAGATTTACTATAACACTGGCAACAATATTCTGTATTTCTGGAATGGTACAGAGTGGATTTCTACTTCTGGCTCTCTAGAAGTAATTACAGACGCAATTGGGTCTTACGTAGAAGGCGGAGTTGGCTTAACAAAAACATTTGACGACGCAACGAATGTAACAACAATAGATTTAGATAATACCGCAGTAACAGCAGGCACATACGGATCAATTACAAAAGTACCAACATTTACAGTAGACCAACAGGGTCGTTTAACATCAGCAAGCGATACAAATTTAGTTATACCATTAGATACGCAAACAACAGGTGACTATGTAGCAACTATTGTTGGAACAGCAAATGAAGTTACAGTTTCTCCAAATAGTGGACACAATGCCGCAGTAACAATTGGTTTGCCAGACAATGTAGAAATAACTGGTAACTTACAAGTTGGCGGAAACTTAAATGTTATTGGAACTGTTAACTCTGTAAATACCACACAGATTAATATTGAAGACAATAAGGTAAAGCTTAATAGCGGATTTACTGGAACACCCACAACAGATGCAGGAATTGTTGTAGAGCGTGGAACTTCAACAGATACAGAAATTTTATGGAATGAAACATCTGATACATGGACATTAACAAATAATGGAACCGCATATCATGCAATTGCTAGAAAATATTCAGAAACATTAGGCGCATCAGCAACCTCTTACACGATAACACACAATCTTGGAACAACAGATGTAACTGTTCAAATATTTGAGGCTGCTACTCCTTTTGCTCAGGTAGAAGCAGATGTTCAGAGATCAAATGCAAATGCTGTAGTCGTTAACTTTGCTTTAGCACCAACTGCTGGAGAATACAGAGTAGTTGTAGTAGGATAATAATGTCAAGACAAATGCTAGTACCACTTAAACTGTTAGCTTTGTCAACAGACCCAGTATTTGGACAAGTAGGTGAAATATACATCAATACCGTAACTAAAAATTTACGTGTTCATAATGGAACAATGTGGATAGAGTTAACTCCACCAAGTACAGACCCTACTCCATTTTATATGCATACGCACACATTTGATGGAGACGTACACACAATTGATATTCAAAACCAAGTTGACTTTAAATCATTATCTAATCCAAATACACCAGGAATAGTTTTACCACAAATTGTAGGATATGATGGAGGAAACCCATTAAGTAATTTAAATCAACCATCATATGTAGATGAGACATTGTTCGACGCAGGACTATTTGATGGAACAGCAATAACAGAAGAAGAGATTTTAGGGGGTGGC